CATGGACGCCATCTCGCCATTCCTCGCTGCTCGGGGAACGACCGCCGAGAACGTTCCGTTCCTGACCGGCATCAACAAGACCGCTTACCTGTCGCTTCTCGTTCTCGCTGTCAAAGACCTCCGGTCGAGAGTTGCTGCCCTTGAAGCCTGATCGGTGCTAGGGTCACCCGGTCAACGATTTCAGCACTAGAGGTTCGTCGTGTCGAAGATTCCTGTCACCAGTAGCCATGTCAACATCACGGGGCTGCACCCCCGCTTCCGCCAGCGGCTTGAGGCGTTCTTCGCTGACCCTCGCATCAAGGGCAAGGTGGCGGTCGTGTCGGGCACCCGCACCTACGCTCAGCAAGCATATTTCTACCGCAAGTACCGCTCGGGAAAAGGGAACCTCGCCGCTAACCCAGATCGCAAGCTCAGCTCGGGCTTCCAGGGCAGCTACCACATGAGCCAGCCTGCCTTCCAGAATTGGGGCTTCGCAGTAGATTTCAGGATCATCGGGCGCATCTCGACGGGGCAGGTGAACGACATCGCCACCGAGTACGGCATCGTGCCTGTCATCAAATCGAAGGAGTGGTGGCACCACCAGCCGTGCCGGGTGTCGGGCGGCAAGATGGAGTGGTTCCCGATGAAGGGCAAGGAACCGGCCCACGCCCAGGCCACCAAGAACGAGCTGACCGGCCTCGCCAAGCTGATTGACGATTGCTCGAAGACCGTGGTGCGCCTCGGTGACACCGGCATCGTCGTGAAGGTCCTTCAGCAATTCCTCGTGGCCAACGGGCACAAGCTCACCAACCGCCCCAAGGAGCGCAGCGGGATCGATGGCCAGTTTGGCAAGCGCACCCTCACCGCCGTGAAGAAGTTTCAGCGGGACGAGGGCCTGGCAACGGATGGTGTCGTCGGCCCGAAGACCTGGGCTGCCCTGCTCGACTAGGACCGATTTCAGCAAACGGAGAACCCAATGACCGGAAGCGTCGCCACTGACCAGCCCACCCTCGTGGACCGCCTGCTCGCCCACATGCAGCAGCGGTTCCCTCGGGAGTTTGAGATTGCCCTCCTGTCGGCTCAGAACGAGGAGCTGCGGGAGCAGGTCGCCCAGCAGCCCGAGCACACCGAGGGCGGGGAGGTCGAGGGCCAACAGGCGTTCGATTTCAGCAAAGCTGACGATGCCTGATGGAGAACGACGGGTGGCCTACGCACTGGCCTGGCTACCCGTGGTGGGTTGAGCGGGCCTATCAGGTCGATATGTGGGCCAACCTTGATTTCAGCATCCTTGCTTTGCTGAGGGCTGCCCTTGGGCGATGATGGGGCTGTGCCTGCCACCTACGACCACGGCAACCCGTTCGATTACCTGACGAACCAGTGGGCCGTTCACGACACCGTGCTTGAGGTGGTGGCGTCCCTAGCCTCGCCCATGCCCGAGGGTGGCTACCAGCAGGACGACATCCAGCGGTTCCGTATGTGGTTCGATTTCATCGGGGCGATCGTGGGCCTGTCAGCCCTAGAGGTCATCCAGACTTTTCAGCATTTGCTCCCTGAGGTCGAGGCGGATCAGGTGGACCCGATCATCATCACCGAGGCGTTGTTCGTCACCGGGGCGGAGAGGGCCTAGAGGGCATGGCTAGAGGCCGAGGGTACGCCGACCGCTACATCGGGATCGAGCGAGCTTGCCGGGCCTGTGGCGAGGTGCTGAACATCGTCAATTTCCAGATGCACAGGAAGCGGCGGGGCAAGCTGCTGTACGACCGCTGCCCTGCCTGCCGGGGCAAGGGCGAGAAGCCCGTCACGGCTAGCGCACGCTCACAGGCGATTTCAGCAAAGGGCCGGGAAGAGGTCCTGAGCGCCGCTAGAAAGCTCGCACAGCGGGGGAAGCCGGAGAGGGCCTAGAGGACGATTTCACCACTTGGCCTATGTAGGCTCTAGCCACCCAGCCCAGAGAGGTAACCATGACCACACCCGACACCCCATCAGCGCCTTTTCAGCACTTGACCCTCACGCTGACCAAGGCCCAATACGGGGCCGTATTTGACGCCCTGCTTTGTCACAGCATGGATTTAGAGCGAGATGTGAAGGCGGGATACGAAGACGCGACGCCTGAGCTGCAAGCTGCACAGGAGGCCCATAGCGCCCTCGTTGATGCTGCGATGGCAGCGGGCTTTACGGATTGGTCGGAAGACGATTTCTAGGGGCTGATTTCAGCACTTCCTCCTAGAGCCTCTGAGAGCCTCCCTGAAGGCCGGGAGATGTATTTCTTCCTGGCCACTAAGAAGAATTACTAGAGGGAGCTAGAGGGGCACAGGAACGCCCTAGTAGGGTCCTGAACACCCCATAGGTTTGGAGGGCACGGAAATGACGGACGGGCACAACAAGGCAGAGGACAGGGAGGTGCTCGACGCATCATCCCTTGATGTCACAAGCAAACACGCATCAGAAGCCCACCACGAGCCTCAGGAGCCACCCCACCAGCACCCCACAGAGGAGCCGCCGCCCCCTCCCAGCGATGGCCGTTCGGCCCGGCAACGAGCTATGAGACGCAATCACGACCAAAAGGTTTGGGGTGAGGTGCTGGCTGATGGATCGAACGGGGAGCCGATCGTCATCAGCAATCCCGTGCCGGTGTCGAAGAAACTTTCGACGGGGGAGAAGACCCGTAGGGCGATGGCCTTGAAACTTTCGGGCGCTAGCTATGCAGCCATTGCCGATGCCTTGGGCTACAGCGACGCCTCGGGTGCTCGTAAGGCCGTCATGCGGGGCATGAAGAACAGCCAGCAGGAATCGGCCTCGGAGCTGAGGAAAATTCATTACGCCCGCCTAGAGCACCTCCTCGCCTTGCTGTGGCCGGACGTAGCGGCGAAAGATTTGCCCTCGATGGACCGTGCCCTCTCCGTCATGGACCGCATGGAGAAGCTCCTGGGCCTCAACGCAGCCGCCCAGCTCGACATCACGACGGGCGGGCGTGAAACCGTGATCGTGGCTGACGGCGACAAGGACAGCTACCTCGCAGCCCTACAGGAAGCGGGGGCGACCTTCGCCGCAGGCTCCCTACCCCCAGGGGGTGACCTCGACACCTACGAGGACGACGACGAGGGCGATGATGAGGTGCTAGAAGCTGGTTAGAGCGCTCAGGAGCCTCTCTAACGCTTTCCCGCCCCGAACGAGGGTGGCAGCCCCCAAACGGCTCCCAGGCCCTTAGAACGGCTCCTGAGGCCCCCCTCCCCGGATTTTGGCCGAGGTCGGCCCAAACCGGCTTGCCGCTCACGCCCGGATTTTCTGTGGGGTATTGAGGCACGCATCAATCGAGATTATTTTTTGGGCAGAACGGCAAACTTTTAGCAATTAGCAGCAATGGGGCAGGGTCATGGCACTTGATATTCAGCGGGCACGCACAGCAGGTGCCGATCACAAGAGCGGCGGCGTAGCAAATGCCCAGGTGCTGAGTGGAGCGCACGTTCTGATGGGCGTTTGCGTTCGTGCGGGTGCTGCTGCCTGCCGTATCGACTTTCACGAGGGCACCGCTGGCACCGATCCGTTGATCGTGTCGGTGTACGTCGCAGCCAACCAGGCAGAAACCGTGTGGCTTGGCCCCTCGGGCGTTGCAGCCCCTGGCGGCGTCTACATGAAGCTCAATACGGGCACCCCTGGCGCCACCTCGATCATGTTCCACGCCGCGTAGCCGTGAAGCAGGCAGTCACAGGCGACCTGATTGACCTTTGTCGGCAGGAGTACACCTTCACGTTCAGCGCCTACGGGACCATCGCACAATCGGCCACCGTGCCGTTTCAGTTCACCACGGGCAGCTATGACTGCATCGTCTTGAGCTACAACCTCGTGGCAGGTACGCAATCCGTCCGCATGACCATTCGAGAAGCACCCACGGTTACGGACGGAACCTCGGCCGTGACCCCGCTGCACCTCAACCGCAATTACTCCTCGGGCAGTTCGGTCACCGGCTACAGCAACCCCACGAGCATCTCTGGCGGCACCACAATCCTCGATGCGCTCATCCCTTCGGGCGGCAACAAGACCGGTGGAGCCATCGGTAACGCCGTCATTTGGACGATGAAGAAGAACACCGATTACACGGTGCAGCTTGCGAACCTCGGCAACAGCGACACGCTGTACGAGTTCGAGTGGGTGTGGCTAGAGGATCGTTGATGCGGCATGACACCCTGGCACCGCGCAAGCCGAGCAGCCTTGGCACTGGTCTACATCTTGGCATTCCTGGCACCTACGCCCGCCGCGGCGTTTAGCTCCGTCGAGCTAGGGCCGGACGATCCATTCTTTGACCACGAGTTCACCCTCGATGAAGAAACTTTCTTCTACGTCACCTTCGACAGCGGCATTGCCTGCTCTTACTTCGACCATGACAGAGCCATCGACCCGTGGCTTCGCCTCTTCTCGATTGCGGAAGATGGCACGACCACGGTCATTGCTGATGATGATGATGGCAATCACAACGATCAGGACAATTGCTACAGCAGCAAAATCTCTACGACGCTGGCGGCTGGTTCATATCGTCTGAGGTTCCGCACCTACCAAGAGCAGGTGGGGACGACCATCCCCGAGGGGTCGGGCACCGTGAGCTGGTCGAGCGAGGGCTACGAGCCTGCACCGCCGACCACCACGACGACGAGCACCACCACCTCGACCACCACCAGCACCACCACGACAACAACGACAACGACCAGCACGACCACAACGACCGCTGCGCCCACCACAACAACGACGACGACCACAACGGTTGCTCCGACCACAACGACCACGGTCCCCGTGACCACGACGACAACGCTGGCTCCGACCACGACGACGACCACTACCGTCGCCCCAACTACCACGACCACCGTCGCCCCGACGACCACGACCACGGAGGCTCCGCCATCAACCACTACCCCACCACCGACGACTACACAGGCGCCCCCAACGACGACGACACCACCTACTACGTCCACCTCCAGTTCAACGACGACATCCACGACCTCGACCACGGTGGCCCCGACGACAACGACGACCACGACGACCGTCGCCCCCACTACGACTTCGAGCCAACCCCCAACCACTACAGCTTCCACAACGACTTCAACGACGACAGTTCCGCCGACGACCTCGACAACGACTCTCCTGCCAACCCTTGAAGAAATCACGCCGGAAATCATCGAGGGTCTTGACTACGACAGCCTCTCAAGCGACGAAATCGAGCAAGTCGCAGAGGCCATCCAAGACGCTGACGATGAGGTCAGGGAAACTTTCGAGGAGCAGGTAAATATTTTTGGTGGTGACACCGAGGACTACACGCCGACGGGCAGCCGAGTTACAGTGGAGGAGCGCCGCCTGGTAGTCGCATTCAGTGCAAGCACGATCGCCATGAGTAGCGCTCCATCTGCAAGTTCAAGCAGTGCCCCTGGTGGCCCGACTAGGGGACGTAATCGTGCGAAGGGCAATCGGTGAACTAGGGGCGCTGGCCTGGACCCTCGGGGGAACGGGCCTCGTGCTCATCACCCTTTCGGGGGAAACCTTGAAATGGGGCATCTGGATTAGCGGAGCTTCGCTAGCCCTGCACGCCCTCGGCTGGATCGCTGATGCGAATGGCGAAGGGGATGGCCAGTGACACGGATGGTCGGGCCAATCCTCATGCGGATCGTGGCAGTGTTCATGTACAGCGCAATGGCGGTGATCGGTGGTGCGTCACTGATCGCCCCCGAGATTCCGCCGCACAAGGCGGCGATGCTTGCTGGCATCTCGGCCACGGCTCATGTCGTTGAGAAGCTGGCTCGTGCCTACGCCGACGACGGCAAGATCACGATGGACGAGTTGAACGCCGCTTTCAATCCGTCAGCTATCGACCACCATTACGACGACGAATAGGATCGAAGGATGTTCTCTCCTTCCAACCTCCGTGACATGGGCGAGCGTGCAGCCGCCACGTTCGCACAGACGATGCTCGCTCTTGTCGGCACCGACGCAACCGGCGTGCTCGCCGTAAACATTGGCGAGGCCCTGTTGGCCAGCCTCGTGGCTGCGGGCCTTAGTGTCCTCAAGGCAGTTGCGGCAATCCGTGGCCCTGTCGGTGGTCCGAACGCCAGCCTCGTTGATCTTGATGGCTGACCCTCAAGACGTACCTGAAGCCGATGAGATCGACTGGGGCGAGGGCGCAGAAGAAGTAATCGAGGCCGCTTGCGACCTAGAGAATCCTGAGTCCTGCGAAAGCTGCCAGTAGGTCAGCCGTCTCGGGTGAGTTCCTCGTTGCCTCGCTCGACATAGCGCCGGGCCTGCTCAGGGTGCTTGAAGAAGTCGTGAAACTTCCCGTCCAACGTGACGACGTAGCCACGGAGGAACAGCCCTCGGCCTAGCGCAACGTCCTGCTTCGCCATTTCGTATCCGCTCATAGCCCTCGATTGTAACCATCGGTGGCTTTGGTGCAATGGCTCATTCGTTTCGATAGGCGCCTCTCGATCCGATCGACATCGAAATGTACGCTGACCTCCCGTGGACCCGTCAACGATTTTGCTTGCCCTGCTCACGGCCCTGCTGATCCCCTGGATGGCTTGGTGCTCCGTTCAGTTGCTGCAAATCCAAATCCGGCTCGCAAGGGGTGAGGAAAACTTCGACCGGCTGTCCAGCCAGTTGGAAGACCACGAGGACCGCATCAGGACGATCGAAGCCTCGATGCGCCGAGGCGACTAATCTTTTTTCATGCCGCTGGTACTTGGCCGTCTGCCTCAAGACCGAGATGAGCTTTGGCTCTACCTGAAGGTCGTGTGGGGCATGACGATCCCCCGGCACTCGATCTGCCCGAACCACTCCAATCCGTTCGAGGCTCTGGCCCAGGCGTACTTCGGTGAGGCGCCCGTCTCGATCTGGAAGGGCAGCCGAGGCTTCGGTGGCAAGTCCACCTTGATGGGCACGTTGTGTGCGATCGAGGCTGCAACCCTCGGGGCAAAGATCACCGTGCTTGGTGGCTCGGCAGCACAGAGCCAGCGAGTGCATGAGGTGGCTCAGGAAAGATTTGTCTACGAGTCCGCACCGACTGGCCTGCTCAAAGGCGACCCGACAATCTTCCAAACCAGGCTCAAGACCGGGGCGTGGATTTTGGCGCTGCTTGCTTCGCAGAAATCAGTTCGAGGTCCTCACCCCCATCGCCTGCGGATTGACGAGGCCGACGAGGTGGACATCGACTTGATCGAGGCTGCCCAGGGTCAGCCGATGTCGGGCCAAGGGCTGCAAGCGCAGACGGTGTTCTCGTCCACGCACCAGTACCCCGACGGCACGATGACGGAGTTGATCCGCCGAGCCAACGAAAAAGATTGGCCCGTCCACGAATGGTGCTGGCGAGAAAACATTGGCACGCCAGAAGAACCTGGCTGGCTGACGATGGAAGAAGTCGAGCGCAAGAAGCAAGAAGTCTCGGCTCGAATGTTTGCCGTTGAGTACGACCTGCAAGAGCCGAGCTTCGATGGCCGTGCGATCGAGGCCGACTTCGTGGAGGCCATGTTCGACCAAGCCAACTACGGCTGGTTCGAGGGAGCCTGCGACGAGTACATCACTGTGGAAGAACCAGTCGAGGGAGCTACCTACGTCACCGGAGTGGATTGGGCGAAGGAGAACGACTGGACGATCATGCGGACCTACCGGACCGATGTCGATCCGTGGGTCGAGGTGGCGTTCCTTCGCACCGGCCGAAAGCCGTGGCCCGAGATGGTGGCCGACCTCGATGATGTGCTCTTCAAGTACGGCGGCATCTGTGTCCACGATTCGACCGGCATCGGTGGCGTGGTCGATGACCTCATCACCTACCCGAAGAAGTCGGTGAAGCCGGTCGTTCTTCGAGGCCGTGAGCGAGAGAGCATCTTCACTCAGTACATCGCTGGCATCGAGCAGAACGGGATGGTCGGGCCTCGTATCCAGTTCGCCTACAACGAGCACAAGTACGTCACCCACAAAGATTTGTACGGCAGCGGCCACCCGCCTGACTCTTTCATCGCCGGGGCGCTGGCGTGGTCGATCAGGCTGAAGCGTCATCGCATCGACGTTCGCCCTGGCTTGCTCACCCGAGAGACAAGCCCGTGGCGACCGGACGGCGGAACCGAAAGAATCGTGAGGACAGCGATATGAAGACGCTCATCATCGACATCGAGACATCGCCCCACCTTGCCTGGTGCTTTGGGATTTGGGATCAGCGGATCGGCTTGAACCAGATCGTCAAGACCACTGATGTGATGTGCTGGGCAGCCAAGTGGCACGGGGGCAAAAAGATTCACTTCAAGTCGAGCTACGAGCACGGCCATGAAGAGATGGTCGCAGAAGCGCACCGGCTCATGGATGAAGCGGATGCGATCGTCCACTACAACGGCGTCGCCTTCGACATGAAGCACCTGCGCCGGGAGTTCCTGCTGGCTGACTTGCCGCCGCCGAGCGAGCACAAAGACATCGACCTGCTCAAGACGGTCAGGCAGCAGTTCAAGTTTGCCTCTAACAAGCTCGACCATGTGGCCACCGAGTTGGGCCTCGGCTCAAAAGTTTCTCACAGCGGCTTCGAGCTTTGGGTCGGCTGTATGCAGGGCGACAAGGCCAGCCTCAAAAAGATGCGTGAGTACAACTGCCAGGATGTCGTTCTCACTGAGCAGTTGTACGAGAAGCTGATCCCCTGGCTCAAGACCCCGCCCCCAGTGTCAGTCCTCAACGGTCGGCCCGATGTGTGCCCGAGGTGCGGAGAAGAAGGGCCGTTCCAAGCTCGGGGCTTCAAGACCACAAAGACGATGCGCTACCGACGGTGGCAGTGCAATTCCTGCCGTGGCTACTTCCGCAGCCGGAAGGCCGAGCCGGGCGACCGCCCCGAGTACGTCAGCTAGCTTCCCGCCTGAAGACCGGGTGAGCTGGGTCGTAGTTGTACGGCTTGGGTTCACCGAGGCGGCTAGTCGAGGGTGACTCGAACCAGTCGATGCGACACTCCTGCGAGCAGAAGTAAGTGTCGGTGATTGGGTCGCCGCACCACTTGCACTCGTTCTTCTTAGCCATGCCTGATTATTGCATGGAGGCCGTCCCCCGGCGAGTGACCCAACTACACTCACCGAGGGACTTTGCCCCTACTGAGAGCACACGCTCAAGCCCACGGGGGAAGGGGTGGGCGAGCGCCTAGCGCACTCTCAAAATCTGCTTGCTGATGCAGCGACAGCATAGACCTGCTGGCTAGTCATGTCACCGATGTCCTTGCATTCTCTCGGCCAGTATCCCGGCGAGCTAGCCAAGATTCCAGTGCCCACCAAAAGTTCCTTGAGCTGAGCCTTGCAGGCTCGGCCCGCTGCGTCGTTGTCAGTCAAGATCAGCAGCTCCACCGGGCTAAGCGCTTCGAGCAATTTGAGCTGAGTTGACGAGCACCGGGCACCGAGCAAAGCAACCGACGGGATGCCGTGCTGCCACAGCGTCAAGGTGTCGATGCTGCCCTCGGTGATGGCGAGCTGAGTGAGGTCATCCACCTTGGCGGCTTGATGGAATCCGTAGAGCAGTTCGCTGATCTTCAGCCCTCGGGGGTACTTGTATTTCGGCTGGCCCTCCATCGGCTCGAAGAACCGACGCACCGCACCGAGCGGAGTTCCCCATCGGTCATGCAGCGGGATCATCAAGGCGTCGTCCTCGATGGAGTAGCCGAGGCCGAAGGCGTCGAGGACCGCTTCGCTCGTGATGCTGCGGTCGGCCCATCGTTCCCGGCCGAGCTTCCAATAGTCGATCCATGCGGGGTCGAGTTCAGGCTCAGGCTCTTCGGGAGCGTCGAGGTCTTTGAGCTTACGACGTAAGTCGGCCGTCGATGTCGTGACAACGAAGTCGGATCGCTCACCCGTGATGTGCTCGACCAGCTTGGGGAACGCACCCTTCTCGCCGCAGGCGTAACAGATGAAGAGTCCCCGCTGGACGTTGATCGAGAAGCTGGCGTCACGCTCATCATGGAACGGGCACAGGCACTGCCACTCGTTGCCAGCCCGGTTCTTTACCTTGAGGTGAGTTTCAACGAACGAGCGGTAGCTCACGCCAGTTGCTCAAGCTTGTCCTCGGCCATGATGTCGTTGGCTTCGTCACCGCTGATCTCGGTGAACGATCCCGAGTTCGGGCGAAACTCGGTGTACCACATCTGGCCGTCCGAACCGTGTCGATACTTAGCGATATGCATGCGAATGATGTGCCGGGTCATCTGCTGCATCGTCACCACGCAGTCGGCATCCTGACCGATCGCATCGGAGCCGCTGAGGTGCTGAGCGCCGGGCTGATCGACGCCGACCGCAGTTCGGTTGATCTGAGCTGCGGCAACGATCGGCACCCGGTACTTCATGGCGATGCCCTTCATCTCTCCCGAGAGTGCGGCGATCTGCTGCCAGTCACCGGCACCGCCCATCAGGGTGAGGTAGTCGATGAACACGATGTCGGGCTTGTTGCGCTCGATCTGTGCAGCGATGGTCGCCGGGGAGACTTGTCCCCGAGAGGTGTCGTTCACGATGAGCTTGCCACTCAAAGTTTCCTTGAGGCCGGAGAGAAACTTTTTGTAACCCACGAGGTCGAGGCCCTTGCCCGACATGACCTGGCTGGCCGTGAAACTTTCCTTGGCGTTCTCGCTCTGCAAGAAGGTGTGAGCACGCATCGCAATCTGCGCTCGGCTCTGCTCCAAGGCGTCGTACTGAACAGTGGCACCATGAGCAATAGCCGTGGCAGCCATGCGAATGAGAGTCCACGTTTTGCCCTGGCCAAGTCGAGCAGCGACGATCCAGTAGTCGCCCTCTTGAGGGCCATTAGTTGCC